CGCAGGTTCAAACATGACTGTGGCATTCACTGTTGTTGAAGGCTAAATAAACTTTTTAACAAAAAAACCACCTCGCTCTTGATGGGCGGGGTGGTTTTTTTATGTATTGAAACTAAGGATGTTAATTAAAGAATTTTTAATTAGCAGTAATGTATAATTTGCTTATACAAGTTCGCTAAGCAAAAGTTCCTTTACCTTAGGACACATCCGTGAAAGTCACGATGGACCAACTAGGCTTCCATCGTGACTTTTGCGTTTATGGGCTTAGACCTTTCCCTTACATCAACAGGGATATCCATGAACGAAATCACCAGCGTTATTCAACCCAAATCAAAAGGCGCAGAACGGCTCTCCGACGTAACACGGAGAATACTCCACGAATGCTTAGAGAACGAAATTGGATGCGTACTTGTAGAAGGATATTCCTTTGCTTCCAGAAGTGGACAAGCCTTCAGCATTGGTGAACTAGGCGGATCGGTCCGTATGACCCTCTGGGAATGCAATATACCATTCATAGAAATACCACCTACCTCTAGAGCAAAGTTTGCAACAGGTCGTGGAAATGCTTCCAAAGGCGAAGTCATCTCTGCTGTATCCGCAAAGACCGGAAAGATATTCACAGGAGCCGGCGGGAACGACGAATGTGATGCTTGGGTTTTGGAACAAATGGGGCTGTGTCATTTTGAAATGTCTAAATGGGGTTGGACTAAAGAACAAATGAGTGCTTTAGAAAAGATAGACTGGACACCACTAGAAAGAATTATATGAACAAACGATCACAGCCAATTTCCCAAATTGATATTGAAAACGAAATAATGAGATGTCTCGGCATGCTTGAGGAAGAAACGGAAGCGTTTGAATCTCTTGCTGAATCAGCTGCAAAAAAAGAAGCTCTGTATAAGGCGAATTGGGCTAAGCAGTATCTTGCTGCTCAAGGGTCAATTAAAGAGCGTGAAGCATGGTCTGATTATCACCTTGCTGACGAGTCTTATGACTATAAGATTGCAGAAGCGTTAGTTAAAGCAAAAAGAGAAAAACTACTTTCTCTTCGTACATCAATTGACGCACTTCGCACTCTGAATGCCAATGTTCGCGTTCAAGTAAACCATTAAGGAAAAAATGACAGCAATAGATCTGACAGACAAGACATACAAAGAATTCATCACATCGTCCTCTGTGGTTATTGTTGACATGTGGGCCGAGTGGTGTGGGCCATGTAAGCAGTTATCCCCGATAATTAGTTCTATTGCTACCGATTACCCTCAAGTAAAAGTAGGCAAAGTTAATGTTGACGATTATCCAGAAATTGGAAAAGATAACAACATCATGAGTATCCCCACTATTCTTGTTTTTAAAGATGGAAAACTTGTGAAAACTATTGTTGGGGCATTCCCTAAAGCACAATTGATTAACCAAATAAGTGAATACCTATAATGAACCACAAAATCCATTCTTCAATTAACGATCTAGCCGTAAGCATGGACTCGTTAGTAGCTCTTCCAGGTAACCCAAGAATAGGAAATGTTGAAGCCATTGCAGCGTCCTATGAAGAGTTTGGTCAAGTGCGCCCCATTGTTGTCCGTCCCAACGATGACGGAACTTCAACCATTCTTGCGGGCAACCACCAGTACCAAGCAGCCAAATCGCTTGGGTGGACACATATTGCTGTTATTCAAATGGATGCAGACGATGCTCGTGCTATGGCTTTCGCTATTGCAGATAACCGTACAAACGAACTTGGTCACACTGATGACAAACTTTTGTACGATGCTTTGGGTTTAATCGTTGAAGATTACTCAGATTTGATGCAAAACCTTGAGTGGGATGAATTTGAACTAGCAATTATGGATCATTCTCAGGAAAGATCAGAATATGCACCCTCAACACCTGGACTCTACGAACAGCCAATTATTTCATTATTAGATGACGAAGAAGAAGATACCAAAGCAAATGTTTCTTATTCACGAAACAGCGACGGTGATGTTGTTATAGAAGCACCAAAAGGCGCAGACATGTCATCGCTCGTAACACAAGGATCAACTTCTGCTGGTGTTTCCGGAAGCACTCGTGCCGTCGTTCAATATTCTCTTGTTTTTGATGACCCTGACCAGCAACGCAAATGGTACGACTTTTTGCGCTGGTTACGTAGTGACCCTGGCGTTGACGGTGAAACAACCGCAGCCAAAGTTATTAATTTTATTGAAAATCACGCAGACTTTTAATTTTAAGACCTGTGGATAAGTAGAATATACATATGGGTTATTTCTACGAGTCTTCTGAATACATTATGGGCGATGTGTCCATTACTAGAGCAGACAGAAAAGCATGCCCAGTTTGTGGTCACCCAACAGGGGATTGTGCAACAGACACATCTGAACCAAAACATATTATCGGAATTGGAATTTTCAATTCCATAGATAAAAAAATGACATTCACAGTCAAAGAAGATATTTTTGAAGAACGACAAATATCACCATTCACAACCGCACGAGTTCTGATCGTACAAAAAGGTCAAGTCATACCTGTGGATAAAGCGCGAGAATTGAACTTACTCTAAACACTTTCTGTATATAAAAATACTGTATCCTTACTGTCTACCCATTACGACTAACAGGAGTTTATATGCCCATACTTGACCAATCTTTCATTGACACTTATGCGACAAAAACTCCTCCTTGGGGATTCGGAGGACTAGGAGAAATCGTTTATCTTCGTACATACAGTCGCCCTGTTGAAGGTAAAAACCGCAACGAATCATGGGTAGAAACAATCCAAAGAGTTATTGATGGTGCTTTTGACATTGGTGTTCCATACACAAAAGATGATGCAGAAAAACTGTTTGACCACATGTTCAACTTGCGCTGCTCAATGTCAGGCCGTGCATTGTGGCAACTCGGCACACCGCTTGTAAAACAATTCAACGGCACATCACTTAACAACTGCTACTTCACAAACATTGAAAAAGTAGAAGACTTTGAACTCTTGTTTGACTACCTCATGCTTGGCGGAGGCGTTGGGTTCTCTGTTGAACGAGCAAAGATTCACGAACTTCCAAAAGTAAAAAACAACATCACCATCACACATGAGCGCACAAACGATGCAGACATTATTGTTCCAGACTCTCGTCAAGGATGGCGTCGCTTGCTTCACAGTGTTTTGAAGTCATATTTTGAAACAGGAAAATCATTTTCGTATTCAACAATTCTCATTCGTGAGTTTGGTGCAAAACTAAACACATTCGGCGGAACAGCAAGCGGGCCTGGTGCTCTCATTGAAGGTATTGACGACATTTGCAAGGTTCTAAACAATCGTGCAGGAAAGAAATTAAGGTCTATTGATGTTTTGGATATTTGCAACATTATTGGTCGCATTGTTGTTTCCGGCTCGTCACGTCGGTCGGCGCAAATAGCAATCGGTGACCCAGACGATGTTCTTTTCCTTCGTGCCAAGAACTGGTCAAGCGGTGACATTCCTGCATGGCGCGCAAACTCAAACAACAGCATCTATGCAGACTATTTTGACCACATTCAACCAGAACTTTGGAAGGGCTACAACGGAAGCGGTGAACCATACGGTTTATTGAATCGCCGGCTTGCCCGCAAGTTTGGCCGTGCTGGAGAAGCGCGTCCTGACCCAACAATTGATGGTTTCAACCCATGTGCAGAAATTGCATTAGCTGATGGTGAGTCATGCAACCTTGCAACTCTTTTCCTGCCAAACATTTCATCGTTTGAACAATTCAAAGAAATCTCACGACTTCTCTATGTCACTCAAAAGCAAATTACTCGTATGGACTATCCATACGAAAAGACAACAAACATCGTTCGCAAAAACGCACGCCTCGGTCAGTCAATCACTGGAATCCTTCAAGCAAGCGACGAGCAAGTCTCTTGGCTTAGTGACGGATACGAATTCCTAGACAAGCTTGATGTTGAATACTCGGCAGAGAAGGGCTACCCACGCTCTGTTCGCCTAACAACAGTTCAGCCTTCTGGCACTCTTTCCCTTCTTCCGGGTGTAACCCCAGGAATCCATCCAGCATTTGCGCGCCACTACATTCGTCGTGTTCGTTTCGGTGCTGCCGATCCGCTCGTGAACGCATGCCGTGCCCGTGGCTACAAGGTTCAATGGGAAATCGGTCTTGATGGTAGAGAAGATCACACAAAGTATGTTGTTGATTTCCCTTGTCAGTCTCCAGAGAATGCAGTTTTAGCAAAAGACATCACAGCCGTAGAACAGCTTGAATGGGTTAAAAAGATGCAAACACAATGGGCAGACAACGCAGTTTCCGTAACTGTCTATTACCGTAAGGAAGAACTTGAGCAAATCAAGGAATGGTTGTCAAGCAATTACGACAACCACGTCAAGTCTGTTTCTTTCCTTCTTCACGCTGACCATAACTTCCCGTTGCCACCATATGAAGAAATCACCCATGAAGTGTACGAAAAACTGCTTGCAAAAGTTGACTTTTCAATCCCTATGGTTTTGACAGGAAATGACGAAATTGATCTTGATGATTGCGCGACTGGTGCTTGCCCTGTAAAGTAAAGGCATGCCCATAAACCTTTCACTCCAAGAGCGTTTCTCTAAGAAAGTTAACAAGTCTGGTAGCGAGACACACCCAGATTGCTGGATTTGGGAAGGTGGAAAGACTAGTAAAGGCTATGGCTCTTTCAAGTACTACCAAGATAGGTCAGCGATTGGGGCGCATGTCTCAAGTTACCTATTTTATATCGGTGAAGTACCAAAAGGGATGCTTGTCCGTCATCGTTGCGACAACCCACCTTGTGTAAATCCAGAGCATTTAATTATCGGATCCAATTCTGACAATATGAAAGACATGTTTGAAAGAGGAAGAAATGGCCCTCAAACAAAAAAGCAGACTCACTGCAAAAAAGGTCATTCTTTTGAGGAATTTGAACCGATTGTATATGTAAAGAAACAGGGCAGGCAAATTGGTGAAGAATATAGAGTCTGCAAGGAATGCAAACGTATAAATGACTCAAAAAGAAAAGGGAATAACCTTGAATACATGCGTGAATATAATCGTAAAAATAGAGACAAACTAAATGAACAAAAAAGATTGCAGTATCACGCCCGTAAGAATCAGGAGTAGCCAATGACACAAAAATACGACTTCACATCAAGCGGTATCAAAGTAAAAGGCAATGACTCGTATCATGTCTTCAAATTAGAAGAACAAGACAAATGGGTACTTATCCGCTACAGAGATAATGTAACCTATGAAGCAGCAACTTTCGTCTCACCCGACGAAGCACGCGCATTCGCACACGCACTAGGCTTGGAACTAACTAAAGTAAAACAATGAGTATCTCCTATCTGAGGAGACTCGGTGTTCCTGATGTTTGCCACAAAGCCATAGTAATACTAAGAGAACTCGGTCTTGAAAAAGACATTCCATATAATTCTTATACTGGATCAGTAAGTTTCAAAGGTTCCCTTGCTCTCGCATGCGGTTCAACATTAAAGAAACTTCAACCCTGGGATGGTTCCGTAACAGAAGATGGAATCCCCGTGCCTGAACACAGTATTAACTTGTTTATGGAAACAGTTTCGTATCTAGAGTCCCTCATAGATGACGATATTGACGAATGGTCTTCCAGTCACACATTTGCAGACATTGTTAGTTTGATTCAAAAAGCAATCAACCGGATAGAAATAGCCATCACATGATTCTTCCCCACGAAATCAAATGGCTAAAAGCATGCCAGTCGTTAGCACCAATATTTTCCACGTGTTCCAAAAAACAATATGCTTCTTTTATAATAGCTACAAATAAGCGTGTTATAGGTTTTGGATACAATGGCTCCCCACCAGGAATGCCACACTGCACAGACGGCCACTGCCCAAGACTCCACGAAGACTCGGCATCGGGAAGCGCCTACGATAACTGCATAAGCCAACACGCCGAAGCAGGAGCGCTCCTATGGTCAGATCCATCCATGCGCATAGGGGCAACACTCATCGTCAACGGAACGCCCTGTATGGGGTGCGCCAAACTCATAGCCTCATCTGGGGTTATTAAAGTCGTTTGCATAAATGATGGAAACTATGTACAATGGCCTTTAGTAAAGCAGTTTTTTGCAGACGCAAAAATTGAGATAGTAGAACATGACATACAACTATGAAAAGGCATTCACAGAAGGCCACAAGTACAACAATATAGTTGCCAAGTTTCTCAGTGAACAAGGAATCCCCTGCAAAGTGCCAGAACTTGAACTCGCACAAAACAAAGCAGATCGTGCGCGGTTCACATTAGGTGAAAAAGACATCATTCTAGAAAAACTGCCTAAAGTACTAGAAGTAAAAACAACACGTCGGGCATTTAGCGATAATCCCCACGACTTTCCATTCTCCAATACAATCGTGGATACTGTTCACGGATACGAAAGTAAAGAAGTAAAGCCCTACGCATACATCCTTTACAGTCAACCAACAGGCTCAATGCTTGTCTTGCCGCCGTCCACAAAAAACAACTGGAACATAAAGACGATTTATGACACATACCAGGACTTGACGGACGACTTCTATCTCATCAATAAAAAAGACATACGCCCGATGGCCGACCTCGTAGCCCGACTCCTGCAATTGCAAAACGCAACGCACTGACCTCGCCGGCTCCCCTCCGCTTCTACACGCCTATGCGCGAAGCGCACGATATTTTTTCAAATCAGTAAGACACAGCACTCCCCGTTCAGATAAATCTAAACGAATACAGGGTCTTTGATTATAAATTGTCCCCGTCAGCACTCTTCTTCTTAGAATTCGCATATCTTTCAAGAAGCCGGCGACCCTTAGCTGCAAGTTCCGCAGCATCCTCCATATTTTGAGGCACAGGCTCGCCCCAAGCAGCAGCAGACAAAGCCAAACGCGTAGGCTTGCCCTTCTCATCCTTCATAGGACCGCTCGGATTAGTAAAAAACCGAGTCAAAAAAGAACCCTTACGGCGCATCTTCGTAGGAGTATTAGCAGCCCCACGAACACCAGGCAGAAGGCGAGAACCCTCAGTCTGTCTGAAATGGCGACGACCAGCAGCGGTTAAACCACCCTTAGGATCCCTAAGAACTTCACCCTTCTCAGAATGGTCTAAAACGCCATCAAACCCTTCAATGGGGTGCGAATACGGAAACCAGTCCAAATCATCCTCAGAAGCCGTCACAGCGTCACTGAGGGCATCCTTGGATGACCCTG